AGAATTTCTGTAAGACGACTTCTTTCGAAGTAGAGTTTCACACAAAGAAGTGAAACTAAACCTATTTTAACAAATAGAGAAGAAAGGTAGTAATTAAAGAGAATTTAGTTGCTATTTGTCGTAGTACAGTCGTATACCTTCTAATTGCTCAGATATCTTAGTTGCAATAGCAGCTGAGAATGAAGGAATAATGTCAAAATTTCTTTGGACATAAACTTCATCACTAATAGGTAGAGTGAGGGACCTCATAAAAAGAGGCCAATCACCACCTTCCAGTGTATCTATTCTCCTAGCATTCTTCTGGGTTTGCATATACAACTCCTCTACCTTACCATGTATTTGTAAGATAGGGATTGCATATATCAAATCCAGATCCAGATTGAAGGGAGAGTCAGGGTCAGTGATGATCAGGACTAACTGAACAGCAAGTTCTCCAAGGGGTTTACCCTTAGAGAGGCGTTCAGAAGAATTAGATTCAGTAAACAACAGTAAGGCAGCAGTCTTAAATAAATGAGACGCCGTCATTTCTGTCATTTGAAAAGTCTGAAATGGTGGGATGTTCTTAGCCTGGAAGAAGAGTTTAATTCCTTCTTCAGCCGAAAGAAGTCCCATGATCACTCTTGTGATTATTTCAGTGACTTTTGACTTATTAGCAATATCTTTCCTTTGTTTCATCCTCATATGTAAAACATACGAGTAGAAACCAAGTATAATATCGTAATAACTGAATTGTGGTATCCAACCTTTCAATTCCTGATTGATAAGGAAAGACACAAGAAGATGATATCTCTTGTGAACTTCCTTAAGACCTGAAATTGGAAAAGCTGTTATTTCCACACCTCTATAGACAATGCGTTTCGCAAACTCGAAGAAATAAGATGAGTCATGCGTTTTAGCAATACTATATGGTATGTCCAATTCTTTGAGAACGCTTTTATACTTTTCAGCTAATTCTCTGTCACCAATGACCAAGTCGTCACCGAGAAGAACATAATTCGATCGCTTCCAATCCTTCTTGAGCTCCATACAACAATAGAACAACACATAGTGATGTGCTAATGCAAATGAGGCCCAAGAAGAATAGGCTCCCAGAGGATTACCAGTTTTATACATTAACTGATGACCTTCCGGGCTCCTAAAGGGGTAACCGACCATTATGTCTTTCCAGGCTTCGCAGTACTCTTTGGGGAATCTACCTTCTAAGACCTTTTGGATTAAACTAATAGGAAACCTATCAGTCGCATCCTTAAGATCTACAGAAGAATAGTAACCTGGAGATAACTTAGAAGAAAACGATCCTTGATCAAAGGTACAGTCTTGAGGAATCTTCCTAAGAACCTTTTTAAACAAGTAAGTATGCAAAGGACGCAAAGCTGTTTGTGACCAATAATCTAATATTGCAATCACTCGGACTTTGTCTTCCCTATCCGGGAAGTAGATTACCTTACGGTAATCAGAAGCCTTCTTATACTTAAATAATTTGAAAAGGGGTAGGAGATGTAACTCAAGTTTCTCTATCTTTTGATAAAGACGCTCACCACCAACGATCTTAATGGATTGCTTGAGTGTACTAGGCATTGCAGATAAATCAGCAATACTAGTATACAGAGCTTGTCCATTAGGACCAGATTTGGTGGAGAGGTGGAAACTTTTCCACTCAACCTGAGCGGTATCTTTAGCAATCTTCTTGCTGTTAAAGCCAAGCTTTCTCCAAAACAAATCAATGTGCAGTGTAATATCCTTCGTATCTCCTTTAGGAGGCGTCACGATACTATCATAAGACACAGGCTTTGTTCCAGAGTTAAGGGACCTTGTCGAACTTAAGAGAGTCATGAGCCAGCGTAATTTATACGGTGACCCATTAACTTCTTGATTCGATCTTAATATTTCTATTAAGGGACCAAGACTTCTTGGAATACCATCATTAGTAAGCTTTAGACTTTTATCAGGAATTCCACCTGATAAAAAGGAATAGACGGATGATCGTACTTTTTTATTGTACTTAATCATATCATCTAATCCTCGAGTACGAAATAGCCTCTCTAAGGTGTTAAAATAAGAAAAGCTTAACTCCAATGGGACTCGAAATTCTTTAGGAATAAAGAATCCATTGAGCCAAGAAAGGACCCTCAAAGTGAAACTCTTAAAAGGCACAAATGTCTTTAAAAAGTAGTAACTAGAGGACTTTCTTTTCATATAGGTCTAATGTACTCATGGGAAACTACCCTGAAAACAAATAAATAATGGGTTAACGTTGAAAATGAGAATAAAGCAAAAGGGAAAAGAAAAGAGAAGATACCGTTAAACCAATTTAGTCGTCTCCAGGGATTGTATGGAGCGTAAAGAGTGTTACACTCGGCGCAGCCTTAAGGCAGC